TTCGAATGCACTTATGGATATTGAGAAATTAAAAAATTTTGAAAAGTTACCACCTGATGTAAGAAGAGAATTAGCTTTATATGTAGCTAAGTATCAGGAAAAGAAAAAACAATCTAAAATTAAAAATGACTTCATGTCATTTGTAAAACATGTTTGGCCAGATTTTGTAGAAGGTAAACATCACAAAGAAGTTGCAGAAAAATTTAATCAGATTGCAGAAGGTAAAACAAAACGTGTTATTATTAATATGGCACCTAGACATACTAAATCTGAATTTGCATCTTACTTATTACCTGCATGGATGGTAGGTAGAAATCCAAAATTAAAAATTATTCAATCTACTAACACAACTGAATTATCTGTAAGGTTTGGACGTAAAGCAAAACAATTAATTGATTCACCTGAATACCAACAAGTATTTCAAACAAGATTAAAAGAAGATTCACAAGCTGCTGGTAAATGGGAAACCGAACAAGGTGGAGAATATTATGCAGCAGGTGTTGGATCTGCAATTACAGGAAGGGGTGCTGACCTATTAATTATTGATGACCCACATACTGAACAAGATGCATTAAATGCACAAGCTCTAGATCGAACTTATGAATGGTATACATCAGGACCTAGACAACGTCTTCAACCTGGTGGAACAATTATTATTGTAATGACAAGATGGAATGAAAAAGATCTTGCAGGTAGATTAATCAAAGCACAAAAAGAAGCAAAAGCAGATCAATGGGAAGTAATTGAGTTTCCGGCAATACTACCATCAGGTAAACCCCTGTGGCCGGAATACTGGTCCCTGAAAGATTTAGAAGGTGTCAGAGCATCTATTCCATTATCAAAATGGAATGCACAATACATGCAAAATCCAACTGGTGAAGAAGGTGCATTAATTAAAAGAGAATGGTGGCAACCTTGGGATGGTGACATTCCTCCATTAGAACATGTTATACAATCTTATGATACTGCGTTTATGAAAAAAGAAACAGCGGACTATTCTGCTATTACTACCTGGGGTGTATTTCATCCAACAGAAGATAGTGGTCCATGTTTAATATTAGTTGATGCTATAAAAGGAAGATATGAGTTTCCAGAGTTACGTCGTATTGCACTCGATCAATACGGCTACTGGAATCCGGAAACAGTGATTGTAGAATCAAAAGCATCAGGACTCCCACTTACTTATGAATTAAGAAAAACAGGTATCCCGGTAATTAATTTCACTCCATCTAGAGGTAATGATAAGCATACAAGAGTTAATTCTGTATCACCATTATTTGAATCCGGTAAAATATATGCACCTACAGATTTGGAATTTGCACAAGAAGTTATTGAAGAATGTGCTGCATTTCCTTTCGGAGATCATGATGATTTGGTCGATTCTATGACTCAGGCTGTGATGAGATTCAGACAAGGTGGTCTAATTCACCATCCTGAAGATTATCAAGATGAGCCTTTACAACGGAAGCCAAAAGTGTATTATTAGACATTATGGCAAGAGAAGACGAACAACGATTAAAAGATTTACTGAGAAATATCGAAACTGGTGATATTCCAGAGGACCTACCTGATCCAGAAGAATACGATGATATGGGTGGTATTAAATCTCTAGATAGAGGTGCACCATCAATTAAGTTGGCTAGTGAAACTCCTGAAGAAGAATTTGAACTTGAATTATTTATGATGCTTCAAGAATTTGAAGATGCAAAGAAAAATGGCTACGGTGGATCTTTAGAAGATTTTTCAAGAGAATATTTTTCAAAAAGAAAAATGAAAACAGATCAAGATAGACAAATGGCTATGTATGGTGGCAGAATGCAATACAAAGAAGCAGGTAGTGTCATGGACGTTGTCGATAAAAAAGGTGAAGAAGAATATTATAAAAATAAAGCTGAACTTTTAGATAGAAAATATAATCCACAAAATTATCCACCATCTCAAAGAAATTTATCAATGGAACAACTTAAAAAATTGCTTAAGAAAGCAGAAGAAGATAAAGCGAAAAGAGCAAAAGGCGGCATCGCAGGAGTTCTGTAATGACTCCAAAACCTAAGCCAAAAAACTATTCTAAGATTTTAGATATTTTAAATACCCCACAAGCTGCAAAAACATTTTCTCCAAAAACTTATGTTAATTTAGTTGGCGAATATTCTAGAAAGGCTTATGACAATGGTGAGCTTTCTAAAAAAGAATATATGAATATTGTTCAACCTTTATTCGGTGATGCCGGAATCATGGCAACTGAGAAAATAAAACAATACAATCAAGAATTAGAAAAATATGCAACAGGTGGCAGAGTTAATTTTTTAAAAGGCGGTGATACTAAATACAATGCAATGGTCACAAAAATGTATGCAGAAGCTGGTGGTCAAAAAGGAACGGGTATGGATATAGATACATTTGCAGAAAAATATTTTCCTAAATTTGCAACAGGCGGCAGAGTCAATTACAATCAAGGCTCCCAGGATCCTGATACTTTGGCTCTTAAAGAGAAGATTGAAGAGATCATGGATATAGAAGGGGTTGACTTTGGAACAGCATTTAAGCAAGCAATGAGGGAATTAAAAAGCCAGTCAAAGGAATAATGGTTAAAAGGCTAACGACAACAGTGCCTCCGGCATCCGGGCCCCAGAGTCAAGGCTTGAATATTTCTTATAATACTGTTAAAACTGTAGAACATACGGAGAAAATAAATGGCAGAAGACAATATAGACAAGGTTCTACCAAACGAACCAAGAAAAGAATTTAACGTACCAGGTGAAGAAGAGCTTCAAGAAACTTTAGTTGAAGAAGTTAGAGAAGAACAACAGTCACCTGATGATGTAGAGATACAAGAGAACGAAGATGGTTCTGTTGATATTAATTTAGATCCTGCAGCTGCATCTCCTGAAGGTGGTGATGAGCATTATGCAAACCTTGCAGAATTTTTACCTGATGATGTTTTAGGAAGACTCGCTTCTGATCTTAATTCTAAATACATGGATTATTCTATGTCTAGAAAAGATTGGGAAAGAACTTACATACAAGGTTTAGATTTATTAGGTTTCAAATATGATAATCGAACTGAACCATTTGCAGGTGCAAGTGGTGCAACACATCCAGTATTAGCAGAAGCAGTTACACAGTTTCAAGCTTTAGCATATAAAGAATTACTTCCTGCAGATGGACCGGTAAGAACACAAATTTTAGGAGTACCTACTCCAGAAAAAACTGACCAAGCACAAAGAGTTAAAGATTTCATGAACTACGAAATCATGGAAAAAATGAAAGAGTATGAACCGGAGTTTGATCAAATGTTGTTCAATCTACCTTTAGCGGGTTCTGCTTTTAAAAAGGTATACTACGATGAAATGGAACAAAGGGCTGTTTCAAAGTTTGTACCTGCAGATGATTTAATTGTTCCGTATACAGCTACCTCATTAGATGATGCGGAAGCAATTATTCATCGTGTAAAAATTTCTGAAAACGATTTAAGAAAACAACAAGTTAGTGGTTTCTATAGAGATGTAGATTTAGGAAAACCTCAAGATAAAGAAACTGATGTTGAGAAAAAAGAAAGAGAACTTGAAGGAGTAACTAAAACAAAAGAAGAAGATGTATTTACTTTATTAGAGTGTCACGTAGATTTAGATATAGAAGGTTTTGAACATACAGATCAAAATGGTGAGCCGTCAGGAATTAAGATTCCATACATTGTAACTTTAGAAGAAGGATCAAGAGAAATATTATCTATTAGAAGAAACTATGAAATAGGAGATGCTAAAAAATCTAAGATACAATATTTTGTACATTTCAAATTTTTACCAGGACTTGGTTTTTATGGTTTTGGTTTAATCCATATGATTGGTGGTTTATCAAGAACTGCAACTACTGCATTAAGACAATTACTTGATGCAGGTACATTATCTAATTTACCAGCAGGATTTAAAATGCGTGGTATTCGAATTAGAGATGATGCACAATCAATTCAACCAGGTGAATTTAGAGATGTAGATGCACCAGGTGGAAATTTAAGAGATTCATTCATGATGCTTCCGTTTAAAGAACCTTCTCAAACATTATTAAGTTTGATGGGTATCGTGGTTCAAGCAGGTCAAAGATTTGCATCAATCGCTGATTTACAAGTTGGTGATGGTAATCAACAAGCTGCTGTTGGAACAACCGTTGCATTATTAGAGAGAGGTAGCAGAACTATGTCTGCTATTCACAAAAGAATTTACTCGGCTTTAAAAAATGAATTTAAAATTTTAGCTAGAGTATTCAAGTTATATCTACCGCCGGAATATCCGTATGATGTAGTTGGGGGTCAAAGAATGATTAAACAAACAGACTTTGATGATCGAGTAGATATATTGCCAGTTGCTGACCCTAACATTTTCTCACAAACACAGCGTATTTCACTTGCGCAAACAGAACTCCAACTGGCAACTTCTAATCCACAAATGCACAACATGTATGCAGCATACAGAAATATGTATGAAGCATTAGGTGTAAAAAATATCGACCAAGTGTTAATTAAACCAATGCAACCAATGCCAAAAGATCCGGCGTTAGAACACATTGATGCATTAGGAGGTAGACAGTTTCAAGCGTTTCCTGGTCAAGACCATAGAGCACATATTACTTCTCACTTAAATTTCATGGCAACTAACATTGCAAGAAACAATCCAATGGTTATGGCAAGTTTAGAGAAAAATATTTTTGAACATATTTCTTTGATGGCTCAAGAACAAGTTGAAATAGAATATAGAGATGAGCTACAACAGTTACAACAAATGCAAATGATGATACAACAGAATCCACAAATGGCTCAACAGGTGCAAATGCAAATGAAAATGATGCAAGAAAAAATAGAATCTAGAAAAGCAGTATTGATTGCTGAGATGATGGAAGAATTTATGAAGGAAGAAAAAGAAATTACTTCACAATTCGACAATGATCCTATTGCAAAATTAAGATCAAGAGAATTAGACCTTAGAGCAATGGAAAATCAACGTAAAAAAGAACAAGATGAAGAGAGAATTAATCTTGATAAGATGAAAGCAATGATGAATCAGTCAAATCAAGATGAAAAACTTGAACAAAACGAAGAATTAGCAAAATTAAGAGCTAATACATCGATTGAAAAGACAATTTTATCAAAAACTTTACCAAGCACAGACTCAATGATGAAAAATCAAGGTAGTATGATGCCAAAAGTTTCTATTATGAGAAGAGGAGACGAATAAAATGAGAAAAAAAATGACAAAATCTGAAAAAAAGGTTAAAAAGGTCATGAGGGAATTCAAAAAAGGTGAATTACCTATAGGTAAGTCGAAGAAAAAAGTAAAATCGCGTAAACAAGCGATTGCAATTGCTTTATCAGAGGCTGGAAAATCAAAACCAAGGAGATAAAATGGAAACACTTGATAAAATCAAAGAAGTAAAAGTTGAAGATCAGCAAACTGAGATTGATCCAAGATCAAAAACAACTGCTGACAAAGCTTTTAACCTAATTGGTACTGGTGGACCTGAGATGGAAGTTAAAGGTCAAGGTGCAGTACTATCAGAGAAGAAAAGAAAATCAAAAGCATATTAATTTTATGTTCCCGTGGAGTTTAATAGGTACAGCATTAAAAACTGGCGCTGAGATTTATAAGAATAAGAAAAAATCTGAAATTATAATGTCAGAAGCAAGAATCATGCATGCTGAAAAGATGAAGCGCGGAGAAATTGAGTACAGTGGACAAATTGCTCAAAATCAAAAAGGCGACTGGAAGGACGAATTTGTACTTTTAGTATTGACATCTCCACTGGCTATTTTATTTTATTCCGTATTTGCTGAAGATGAAGAAATACAAGCTAAGTTAGATTTATATTTTATGAAACTTCAGGAAATGCCATGGTGGATAGTTTCATTATGGGTATCTGTCGTTGCAGCGATATATGGAATCAAAGCAACTGACTTAATTAAAACTGGAGGAAAAAAATAATGAGAAAAAAATTTGAACTAGGTGGATTAACAAAAGCACAAAAAACTTTACCTAAAAAACTTCAAAATCTTATTTCTAAAAAGAAAAAGAAACCTGAGAAAAAAGAATCTGTAATGATGATGGCAATGAAGGGTAAAAGATAATGACTGATTGGATTACTAAAAAAGATTCAGAAGAGAAAAAAAATTGGATTACTAAAAAAGATTCAGAAGAGAAAAAAAATTGGATTACTAAAAAAGATTCAGAAGAGAAAAAAAATTGGATTACTAAAAAAGATGAACCTAAAGAGAAAAAAAATTGGATTACTAAAAAAGATTCAGAAGAGATTCAAGATAGAGCAAGAGTAAATAAAAAAAGTGGTGGATTAGTAAAATCTGGTAAACCAAAAATAGCTAAAAAAGGTTGGAGATAATGGCAAAACTTTGTGCAAAAGGAAAAGCAGCTGCGAAAAGAAAATTCAAAGTGTATCCTTCTGCATATGCTAACATGTATGCGTCCGGTGTTTGCTCTGGTAAAATAAAACCAGGTGGTAGAAAAAAAGCAGCCAACGGTGGATTGATGGCAGGCATGGCTAGAAAAAGAAGAGTGAGTTGTGCGTAGAAATTTTGCAGAAGGTGGTTTAAGAAAATGGGTAGCAGAGAAATGGGTAGACATTGGAGCTCCGAAGAAGAACGGGAAGTATCAACCTTGCGGGAGAAGCAAGGGGGAGAAAAGAAAATATCCAAAGTGCGTACCACTTGCAAAAGCCACACGGATGACAAGCTCGCAAAAGGCGAGTGCTGTCAGACGAAAAAGGCAAGCAGGAAACAAGGGACCAAAACCAACTAACGTTAAAACATATGTTTAGAAAACAATTTCAAAAAGGATCACCTAAAATTTATGATCAATTAGAACATAAAGTTCCTTATCCACATGGTCAAAGAGTTGAATTAGCTAGAGGAAGTAAATCTCCAGCATGGCAACGTAAAGAAGGTAAGTCTGCTTCCGGTGGCCTGAACCGTAAAGGCGTTGCATCTTATAGAGCAGCTAATCCTGGTTCTAAATTAAAAACAGCAGTAACCACTAAACCATCAAAATTAAAAGCAGGATCAAAAGCTGCTAAAAGACGTAAGTCATTTTGTGCTAGAATGAAGGGTATGAAAAAGAAATTAACTTCTGCTAAGACTGCAAGGGATCCAGATTCAAGAATAAATAAATCACTTAGAAAGTGGAATTGCTAATGATTAAAAATTTTAAAGACATAGTTATATTATTAATTACAACAGGTGTTCTAATTTTATTAGGTATCATTATTATTGGAGACTATTGGGTAGCTGTTAAAGAAGATAGACCTATAGATGACAGCATAATCGTACTTATGAAAATGTCAGTTACAGGTTTAATTGGAGTTATTGGTGGTTACATTGGTGGTAGTAAATGATAGATAGATTTATATATAAGTTTTTTAACTCTATTGACTTATTATTTGATACAATTATACCTAGACTATATGAGAGACTCAAAAACAATAGAATCTTTTCTTCAAAAAAAAGAAAAAGAAAATAAAGAAAAAGATTTATTTCGAAACCTTAAAAAAGAGGTGGAAGTAGGTGCGAACGGCACTCAGAAATATGTCATTAAGAAAGGTATAAACAAAGGTAAAATAGCAGATGTTAAGTGAAGAAACAGTTATAATTCATAAATTACAAAAAATGTTAAAAGAACAATACCAAGCAATTGGAGATAATATGATTGGTGGTGGTATTGACAATATGGAAAAATATAAGTATATGATGGGACAGGCGCATGCCTATTTAAGAATATCACAGGAAATATCAAGCCTGCTAAATCCTAAGGAGGAAAAAAATGATACTGAAAGACCAGAAAACGTCGTCGAATTTGGAAACCCCAAAGGTTAAATCGGCACTATTAGATAAATACAAAGAAGACCATCAAAAAGAAGTAGATGGTTATGAACGTTTAAAAACAAAAGAATCAAATAAATTACCTAAACCAACCGGTTGGAGATTAGTTGTTCTGCCATTTAAAATGCCAGAAAAAACTAAAGGTGGATTATATCTTGGACAAGATACTTTAGAGAGACAACAAGTAGGTTCTACCTGTGGATTAGTTCTTGCTATGGGACCACATTGTTATGACAAAGAAAAATTTCCAGAAGGACCTTGGTGTAAAAAAGGTGATTGGATAATTTTTGCAAGATATGCTGGATCAAGAATCCAGATCGATGGCGGGGAAGTAAGATTGCTAAATGATGATGAAGTTTTAGCAACCATCGATAATCCTGAAGACATACTTCATCAATACTAAACATAGGAATACTAGGAGGAAACTATGCAACAAGAAGAAAATAAAACTGTCGATATCGACACATCTGGTCCAGGTGCTGAAATAGAATTAGAAAA